CTGCTGCTGCTTCTTCAACAAATCCAAGTTACGCATTTAACGTCTTGCCTACTTCATGGACTCCAGTTGCCGGTGCAATCGGTGACTTGGCCACAGTGTCAATCACCTACCCAATTTCTGGTGCAATCACCAAGACTGGTACTGGAGCATAGTTTCTAAATAATTCCAACCCTTACCTGCGGAGGTAGAGAATGAAAATCGCACTCAGTTTGACTAGTGCATTAGATAACAAACAACGCACCATCATCGCTGCGTTCCCTGACTTCATTGCGTTTGAAAACAAATACAATCGCAGTGTCGCCAAGTTTGAAGCCGAACTCACCTTGACTGATCTTGCATATCTTGGATGGCATGCAGAGAAACGGTTGAAGAAAACAGGTTTAGATTTTGAATCGTGGTGTGATGAGATTGAAGCACTCGAAGTGGGAGATAGCGCTGACGCAGTGATTGTCCCTTTGGAGACCAGTCAGCACACTGGGTAATTTCATATCTCGCTTGCGAGACAGGGATTGCACCTTCAGTGTTGCTGGCAGAATCACCACGAATGCTGTTCACAATGTTGGCGTACCTTCGATGGAGAGCCATTCACCTAGGCAAGTAGTATCTGTCTATGGCAGGTTTAAGTCGATCAGGACAATTCCGTGCGAACTATTCTGCTCAGGTAGCTTCAAGAGCTAACGCGCCAACAGAGATAGTTGGTTTAATGGACTTCTTGCGAAGTGCAGCCAAGAGAGCTGATTCACCAGAGTTCAATGGTGAAGTTCGTAAAGCATCCATCAGAATCGCAAACCTTCTCGTTGTTGCAGCAACTTTTGAAGCTGCTAATGCCACATCATCTTCTTCACGTAATCGCCAAGCATTAGAAGTTATGAAAGGCATGAAGGCAAAAAGTGATCGTATCCCTGTTATCAAATTATCTGAGGGGACTTTGTATAGATACAGTCGTACCGGTAAGCATAAAGGTCGCAGACAGAAGGTCACTAGGGGTGATGTGTTCTTCGGTGCCGAGTTTGGTGGTGGCACTAGAGGTTCCACGAATAAGACAATGGCTGGTGAATTGAAAAGTTATTCTACCGACAAAAGAAAAATGGGTGATGGTGCTAGAAAAGGTGGTGGAACGACCACACAATTCTTGCGTCATCGAGGGCAGAAGGGTTACTTCTTTTGGCCTGCTGTACGCAAACATAAGCAAGATATTGCTACAGAATATCTAGGTGCTGTACAAGGCATCCTGGACAAATTAGCCAATAGTTGACTTTGGCTGTGGATTCGCTAGCCTGTAGGTAGGGAGGTAGTGATGGTTGTCTATTTTGATTCTGTTAAGTCTGTTCAGCCGAAGCCGTTCGCCACGAATTGGGTTGACCTCAAAGAGCGTTTGATGCACCATGAGGAGAACCCGCACAAGTCTGATGGTGCTTTGTGGTCGCCCGTTGAGTATTACCCAAATAGGACTAGAGGGAACACTGCTGTTCGGTTCATTGAAGCGTTGGTTGTTGACATGGACGGTGAATCGTTTGCGAATGCGAACCTGGACGGCTACGAGTATCTTGCATATTCAACGTATTCGCATCGACTGGATGACCCTCACTATCACTTAGTTTTGCCGTTGGCTGAGCGTGTACCAGCAGCACTGTGGCGAGCTGTATGGGAAGAATTACATCAACGATTAAACCTTGAAGGTGACCCTGCGACGAAAGACCCTGCGCGTATCTTTTACCTTCCACAACACGCACCAGATGAGCCTTGGGAGTTTCACGAACAATCAGGTGCATTCATTGACGCAGATTTTCGATACGAACCTTTACCGAACCCAACACCAGCATCGCCACGTCAAACTGCTCAACCTCGACGTGAGCGCACTGTGCATGTTGAGATGGATGATGATTGGTGGAATGCAGCCAAACCAATGCCACAGTATGACGGACTAGAAGGTAAAGCATTGTGGCAGGCAATGGCTAAAGATTTCCGTGTGTTGTATACGGCGTACCTGGACTCGTTGCGCTCGGCTTGTGATGATGTCATCTAGAATTGCTGTATGGCTGGTGAACGTACATTCATAGTTCGATTTCTTGCAGATACAGCTAATGCTATTAAAGGCATCAAAGGTGTTACCGGTGAACTTGGTGGGTTGAACAAATCTACTGGTGGAATTTTTGAATCTTTTAACGCAATCAGTATCGCTGCTACAGCAGCATTTGCAGGTTTGGGGGCTATGGCATCAAAGGCTGTTTCGGCTGCTATTGAAGATGCAAAAGAACAAGAATTGCTTGCTCAAACTTTGCGCAATGTCACTGGTGCCACTGATGATGTAATCAAAAAAAATGAGGACATGATTGCAGGGTTTGCGAGAACTACAACTTTCAGTGATTCGATGTTGCGTCCGGCGTTGGCTGCGTTGGTTCAGGGTTCTGGAAGTTTGGCTACAGCGCAAAAGGATATAACTCTTGCGATGGATATCGCTACGGCCACACAGACACCATTGATTGATGTTGCTTCGGCATTGGCTAAGGGATATAACGATCAGTTCAAAGCATTGAAGGCATTGTCTCCTTCGTTGAATGACAATATCAAAGCAGGTCAAAGTCTTGATCAGGTGTTTGCTGAGTTGAATGACAGGTTTGGTGGGGCTGCTGCTGCTGCTGCTGGCACCACTGCTGGTCAGATGGCAATTCTCAAGAATCAGATGAGTGAGTTATCTGAGTCAATTGGGAGTGCGCTGGTTCCTATTCTTGAAACTCTATTGCCTTTGTTTCAAGCTGTTGCAGATTTCGCTATGCAACATAATACGTTGTTTAAGTTTTTGGTTATTACGGTTAGTGGTTTGGCTGCTGCTTATCTTGCATATAATTTGGCATTAAAAGCAGAACCATTGTATTTAGCTGCTGTTACTGCTGCTCAATGGTTGTTGAATTACGCAATGGATGCTAACCCTATTGGTGTATTCATACTTGCTGTTGCTGGACTTAGTGCTGCGTTTCTTTATTTAACAAACAATATGCAACCTTTGATTAATGCTTGGAATCATTTGGCAAATGGTTTTGGAAGATTGTTGAATCTTATTCCAGGTGTCAACATTGCTTTGATTGATACGAGCAATTCTGTTGGTGCTGTTAATGCAAATCTTTACCCTATGCCTTCTACCTTGGAGCAAACTGCTCAGGGTTGGCATGATGTTGCTGGTGCTTGTGTCGAGTTTATGAAAGTTAGTCCAGAGAAGATTTTGTTTGATGCTAGTTATCGACTGCAAAAAATGGCACATGATTTGTATGGGGCTGAGACAAGTTACAAGATTAGTTGGGGTGGTTTTGAGAAGTCGGCTGGTGGTGCTGCTAAATCTGTAAAACTTGCTACCGATAAGTTGAAAGAATATACAGATGCGTTGAAGTCAACTAATTCTGCACAGAAGGCATTTATTCAAGCTCAGAAAACTTCAACAAAAGCCAATGAATCTTTGACGGCTGCTAATAAGAATGTGGCTGATGCTGAGGCTGCGTTGGCTGAGGCTCGGGCTGGGTATGGTGCTGATTCAGTTCAGGCTAAGAGAGCTGCGAAGGAGTTGGAGATAGCTCAGCGTGGGTTGGAACGCGCTGGGTACAACGTCGAGGGTTCGTTGTTTGCTGTGGCTGATGCTGAGGCTGCGTTGAAGAAGGTTCGTGCTGATCCTGAGTCGACACCTCAGGCGATTCGTGAGGCTGAGATTGCGTTGGCTGAGGCTAAGTTGTCTAGTGCTGATGCTATTGATGCTCAGACTGAGGCGACTGATGGGTTAACTAAGGCGAATGGTTTGTTGAGTGACGCTATTTTTGGTGTGTCGACTGGTTCTGATATTTACAAAACTTTGTCGGATCAGTTGACTACAGCGAAACAAAATCAGGCTGATGCGACTGACGCTGTTCGTGATGCGATTGAGCGTGAAACTGATGCGTTAAATAATTATGCGGCTGCGATTGAGGCTGCTGGAAAGATTGCTCAAAAGTATCCTGGGGTCGCAGGAAGTTACAACATGGCTAATCCGATGAGTGGTGCTGCTGGTGCTATTCCTAAAACTGTGACCGGCAATATATCGTTTGGTGGTCGTGGTGAACAAGGTGGCAATGGTTTCAATGTTGTTGTTCAGGCTGGGATTGTTTCGTCACCAGATCAGATTGCTCAGGAGTTGGCTGATTTATCGACTCGTTACGCAAAATTGAATGGTGGAAGAAGTGTTTTTGGTACTGGTATCTAATGGCTAAGGCTGCGAAGTGGGGTTCAACATATAAGGTGCTGCTCGATGTCGGCTTTTTAGCTGATGCGTTCTTTTTGGATTCAAGCGTTTTGAATGGTACCGATGTGTTGGATGGTTCAACAAAGTTTGTGGACATCACAGAATATGTGACGAACATCAATATCAATCGGGGGCGTTCAAGTCAACTGGACAACTTCCCTTCGTCGAGTTGCACCATCACGGCTGATGATCGTGCAGCTGCACGATACTTTGATCCGTTGAACACAGCATCCGAATGGTATTCGGGTGGGACTGTTGGTATCGCACCACGTCGACAATTCCAAGTGTACGGCGGTACAGCCGGTACCACATCAATGTTCACAGGATTTGTATACGACTTAAACATGGACTATGCAGAACCGAACCTGTCAACAGCGACCATCGTTTGCACTGATTCGCTCGGCCATCTCGGTCAAACCGTACTCACCGCATTCAACCCTTCATCACAGCTCACGTCTGCGCGTGTGTCAGCAATCTTGGATCGTCCAGAGGTGTCGTATTCGACTGCGTTGCGTGCTATTGGGACTGGGGTTGCGACTTGTGGAACAGTGATGTATGACGATGCGACAAACGTACTTCAGGCACTCCAAGACGTAGCAACTGCCGAAGGGGGAAGATTGTTTGTGAATCGTGCTGGTTCGTTGCAGTTTGATGCTCGAATTGCTTCGTCGTTTGGTACTGCTATTGCTTCGTTTGGTGGTACGGCTGGTGTTCCAATTCAGTCTTTGGCGAATGTGTATGGGGCTGAGACGGTTATCAATAGGGTGGGTGTGCAGATTGATGGTGGTACGGCTTCGTCGATTGCGAATGGTACGGCTTCGCAAACTGCATATGGGATTAAAGCGTTGTCGTTGACTGGGGTTCCGTTGGCTACTGATGCTGCTGGGTCGGCGTTGGCGTTGTCATTGTTGAATCGGTTTCAAGACCCTGTAGTTCGGTTCTCGGAGATGGATGTGTTGTTGAATGCGTTGACTACAGCACAACAAGCACAGATGGCTGCATTAGAAATTGGCGACATTTTGTCGGTATCAAAGAAGTTTGCTGTAGGCACACCGGCAACGGTGACACAGAATGTGGTTGTTGAGTCCATTCGGCACAGCATCAACCCTTCCACCCATCGAGT